CTGGAACTGGTCGTGGATTTACGATGTCTTCAAAAACATCTTCCATACACTCATTAATCTTTTCGAGACCTGCCATACCATAACGATAGAACATTGTTTCTATCTTCTTTTGCATTTCTTCCATCATGGAGAATGCTTCTTTTAAAGCTGGATTTGATGATTCTTCAATAGTTTGGATTCTTCTTTTTCTTGGAGCAGGAATGCTCGGAGCAGCTGGAACATCATCAAATGGATCTCTTACTGGAGCCTTTGGTCTTGGGGCTGGAGCAGGTACACCAAAATCATCTGGTTCTTCAGGAAGCGGTCTTGGTGCTGGACGAGGAGCTGGTGCTGGTCTCGGGACAGGTTGCGGAGCAGGTCTTGGAGCCGGCTGTGGCATACGAACAGGTTTCTTATAAATTCTATGACCTTCCTGGAGAGAAATATCGTCGTCATCTTTATAAAAATCATCTTCTTCGTCAAGTTTATGTCTTTGTGCAGCAATAAGCTTGTGCTTCTTATGAAGTGCAAGCTGTTCTTCTTCTGTCATGGCTTTAGCCTGTTCTGTCTTTTTATAATAGTCTAAAAAATCACTCATAATTTTATAACCAGTTGTTTTATTTATACTTTATTTATAATCATTTTTTTAATTTTATTACCAAAAAGTATGATTTCCGCAAATCTTCCGGATCTAATACAATAGTTTGGCTCATTTCTAACAAAGAACATAACAAATTTAGCATTATATTTGCATAATGAATGACAGTATAATATTTTTCTGGATCTTCTTCTTTTAAATCAATTAAAGCCATAATATTCTCGGTTGTATCAAAATAATCGAGAAAATCTGGATATTTACAGGTTATCTTTTCTTTGACTAATTCGATAACATCTGTAATTTCATCTTGATGTAAAAAGTTTACGATTGAATCAAACATCTCTGTAGATTTATCTTCTTGAACAGTTCCGTAAGATTCTAAGAAACGTAATAAACTTTGTGTAGGAGTAAGTTTTTTCATATTAGTCAAGAACAGTATTTAGTTCATTTTCCACATTATCGATAGACTTGCTTATTAAAAATTCATCTATCTTTTCAAGCATTTGGTCTGTATTATTAAGAGAAGTATTCATAATATTTACATATAATGCATTAGCTAATTCTTTATCTATTTTGATAAATTTATAATAAGCCATAGATGAAATGAAAAGGGCGTAATAATCTTTTATCGCCCCTTCATCTAATCCTGTGAATACTTCAAATAAAAATTCAGTTGTATAAATTTTATTGAATAAATCTTCCATTTTAGATTAACTTAGTTTTTACTTTGTCAATTAAACCTAATTTCTTAGCTTCAGATGCAGACATGTAATTATCATAAGAAGTCAATGTCTTTAATTCATCGAGATCCTTACCAGTCTGTTTCTTAAAGATCTTATTCATATTATCAGTCCAAACTTGAAGTTCATGCTGAATAATATTAATATCATTTAATTTACCACCTGTTGCTTCGATACCTGCTTGATGAATCATAATTCTCGAAGAAGGGAATGCATATCTGTGACCGATTGTTCCACTTGCAAGAATAACAGATGCCATAGAAGAGCAAGAACCAATACAAATTGTATGAACTTCAATTTCTTTACGCTTCAATTCATTAATGCAGTCGATAATTGCAAAACCAGCATCGCATTCGCCACCAGGAGAAGAAATATAAATCGTTACAGGTTTCTTTGTTCCATCATCATAGAACGCAAGCTTCTGAATTACTCTAATGCCAATTTCCCATGTAATAGGACCGACAATAAACAGAACGCGGTTTGCTTCGAAATAATTATTTCTAACAATATCAAAGTAATTCCCAAGCTCGCCAAGATTAACTTGTTGACCTTCACCTTCTTCAGGAGGTAAATCCTCTTCTGGATCAAGTGGTTCTACATTTGGATTTTCATTTTGCGGAAAGAGCGGAGATTTTGTGTCTTTTGAATACATCTATATACCTTTGATTATTATTATTTATTTTAACAACTTTAGCAACTTTAGGTGCATCAAATTCTTCATCATATGGTAACTTCTTTTCTGTTTGGAATAAGATTTCACCATATTGAACAACCGCCTCTGCACCACAATATTGTATGATTTTAAATTTTCTTGGAACTGCATTAAACTTAAAGATTCCAAATTCCTTATCACGAGATAACAAAGTATAAGTATTGCCTCGTTTATCCTTAAAGACTTGTCCAATTTCGAAATTCATAATTATACCAACTTATTCTTGCCTAAAAATGCATTGATTTTCTTATTAAGATCTTCATTCTTGGACGTAATGACTTTCATTTCTTCTTCGTTATAGTCATTATAATCAGTTACATATACTTTTGCATAATCTTCAAAATGTTCGTAAACATCTTCAAGAACAGATGCGTAAACAGTTTTAACCAATGTCAGTGGGGAGACTTCCTTCTTGTTCATCATTATATTCATATACTAATGCCTCTAATTTTTCAGTGAATTCGTTTTTCTTTTCAAAGTTTGGGATTATAGTTGTGACGTAAGCTAACCATTCATGAAGAGTCTTTGGATTCTTCAAGTTGTTATTAACTTTTGCAGCTTGGTCAACTACGTCTTTTAATGCTTTAAGTTTTTTAGGATCATTTACAATTCCGTAAAAATCCTTTTCTTTTTTAAATAATGGCGGCATTTTAAAATTACTTTTGCCATGTGCCATTATTAAGTTTCCTTATATACGCTGTTAACTTCTGCTAATCCATCTTTTTTCATTTGTTCAGCATAGAATTTTTTGCTAAGTTCTGGATTAAGATCTTGAGAAGTAACTTTATCAGAAACTTCTGCACTTTCACCTACAGCTTGAGCACAAATATCCATATTATTAGCTGCCATTCTTAATGCATGATTTTGAAAATTATGATACATTTCAGTAACAGATTCTTTAAGATAAGTATCAAAATTATTTAATGGATCATTTGGATCTGTTGCTTCAGATGTCTTTACAACTTCATCGTATGCTTTAAATAATGCATTTGTAATGAATATATTGAACGCTTGGGAAGTAGGTTGACAATAACATAAATCATGCTTATTAAATTCATTCTTAGGGAACTTAATAAAACGCTTGTCATTGCGTTCATATAATTCAAGACCTGACAAGAGAAGCTGATGTTCAAGAACAACAAGTCCAACACCGACTGCTCCTGTTCTACTTTTGTTTTTGTAAGGATAAACCTTAACTTTAGTTATCTTCATCATAATTGTATTCCTTAACCTTCAAGTGTTTCAGCAAACTGTTCTAATTCATGAACAGCAAATTCATAATCGGTTGGCTTCAGAATACCATTCTGTGTGACAATCTGCAAAACCATATCGAGCATTTGCTTAATAACCTTATTAGGTTCTGCTTCGATAATTTTGCACATCTTTTCAATAACATCTTCAGGGACTTTATGAATAAAAGTTGAGTCGTTATTATAATCAATAAAATACTTATGGAAATCGTTAATATACCAGAGAGCTTTCTTAAGGTCCTTCTTAGGAGTTCCTTTATCACGATAACGCATGCAATATTTCCAACAGTTTCCGAGGTCAAATTGCAACCAACGAGTTACTTCGATTGCTTCAATACCTGATTCATGAGATCTGTAATGCTTAGGTTCGTTTACTTCTTGTTCAAGAGTTTGTCCATTAATCATATAGTGTGTCCTCTTTATTTAATACGTTTAAGATGTTATTTTCTAGTTCTTTGCTTTTTAATGCATGGTCTTGTAATTTCTTATCGTTTTCAATATCTGCCTTAATCTGCTTATTTCTTTCAATTGCTTGGAAAACACGGATTGGAACAAATATTGTTAAACCATAACCAACTACAATTCCAATTATAGGTAAAATGTTTTTGAAAAAATAGAACAATCCGTTTTGGACTGTCTGGCCAAAAACGCCGACTGTGGCGAGAATGACACTGTAGACCAAAACGCTGATTGCAATAATAATGATATTAGAACGATTCATTTTCATCTAAAATTACCTCGATTTCAGATTCTGGAAGAATGAAACATTCTTCATTTGTAATCTTTCCATCTACACCTGCAATAGGTAATTTAAACTTCTTGTTATTGTCCTTTGCGTCGACATAGATGATTCTGTCACCAACTTTAACACCAGAGGTCAAGTTATCGCCAAGATAAATAACCTTTGCTTCGACCAAATGACCTTCCTTATCTTCATCTGGAAGATAAATACCAGTTGCGGTCTGCTTAATTCCAGTATCACGTTGGACTAAGATATGCTTTTCCTTAATTTTCTTTAATGCAGTCATATTTCCTTCTTTATCAGTGCTAATTAAAACGTCGAGTGCAGAATCGGGAACATCATAGAATGTTTCCTTAACAATATCACCCTTTTCATTTGTCATTGGAATTGTAAGCTTAATGGCTTGCATTTCAATAAATGCAACCTTATCACCTGGTTGAGCAAAACAACCCTGACGCTGATCCTTCTGGGAATCATATTTTCCCGGACCAGTCATAACAACAGTACCAGTAATGTTATTGATTGTTCTATTTAATTCAACAATGTGAATTCCGCCGAGAGTAACCTTATCTGTCTTATCACGCTTAATTAATACGTAGTTTTCCTTGACAGACTTAATACCACAAATCTTACCATCGACTTCGTTAAGAACTAATATACATTCTTTTGCTTCAACTTTAAATACTGTTCGCTTAGAAATTTTACCATCTGCACCCTTAACATTGAGTTGGATAGTCTTTGCGATACCAGGATTGTAAACAACTAAGTCGCCAACTGCAATCTCTGGGGGTATCTGCTTGGAATGAAATTTATTAAAACGACCGGGGCCAACTTGAACTACACGTCCATAAGCCATAGGAATTGTGAAATTTTTTGCAAGAGTAAGTCCACCAATAGCAAGTTTATCGATAGATTCTTCATTTTCAATAAGAATATTGAAGTCTGTAACCTTCATTATTACCTCTAATTATAGTTTAAACAAAAAGTCGTGTTTTGAATATTTTGAATTTTTAACATGACAGCTATTCGTAATCAATAGCCTACCGTCGGATTCTTGAATTTCTTGAGTATTACCGCAACCATAGTGCCATATTTTTGAATTATTTATAATATCCATACTAGTTGGGTTGTAATAAGAAATCATAACATCGACAACTGGTGATTTATTTATAATCTTTTCGTAACGCTCTTTTTCAAAGGACATATATTCGTCTTTAGAGTCTGTCCACCAGTTCCATTGGGAAATATCTTCCCGCATGTCAAAACCCATAAATCCTGCAAGAGTAATATCTTCTACATTAAAGACGTGACCATCTAATCTCTTGGGGATGCATTTATTTTTTTGTAAAGCACCAAAACCTTTGGAAATTCTTTCGAATTTAAAATCTAGCGGTATATCGGATTTTAAATCACTACCACCATATACATAATAAACATTTGGATATCGTTGAGCTAATCTAATTAAAAATGTAATTTCAATATCCAAAAATTCCGATATACCGCCAGCAATACATACCATATCAGCTGGTAAGAAATATTCATCAATAAATCTGTCGTATAACTCAGCTTTACGTTTTCTATCGTTATACGGAACATCGATATTATTAATGAAAAAACACTCCATATTAATCTACAATAGAATTACGGAGTGCACGGTACATGACCATTACTTGCTTTTCGAATGGTGTCTGCTTTTCCTTCCAACGGATAATACGTTCAGCTTCGCTACAGATAACTGCTGCAGGGAAAGAAAGCGGATGAAGATGGGATTCAGCAACACGGGTAATTTCCGGATTTCTGATACCAGTTCCAACCAGTTCCCTACGGTTACGGGACTGAACTGTGCTTGTTGTGACCTTGTATGCCTTACCAGTCTTGGTATTCATGACATACGAATTTTCTGTAATTTGATTCTTTTTCATGTTTATCTCCATTTATCGTTAAATGTTTGTTTACAATATAGAAAAAAGTCACCTGCTTGTAAACCCGGGTGACTGAATTTTTATTTGTAAATTCTATTTATCGAAATCATTGGAAATTTCATGTCCGTAAATATCATGAAAAATTACAGAATAACCCTTAGTAGTTCTATAAATTCCGTCAATTATTAAACTATCGTCCGCTTTTATGCTATGTGGTCCAGACTTACATTCTGGGTGATAAATTAACCTATGATGAGTAGGACAGAACGTCAAAGTTACATTCTGATTAAGCCTTGGCCAAAGTTCTCTTGGAATAATATGATGGAATTCGATTTTATTTCGACTGGTCGTTGTATATTGACAACCAGGATAATGACAAATATATAATTTCACATGCTATTTATAAATAATGTATATGAATCTTAATGAATTTTTGGAAAATAATATTCCTGGCTATAAATTGCTCGATGTGCTATACA